ATACGTTGCAGCCGTTACCGGTTCGTCAAACGCCGCAGCCGCTACGCCAACGCGTACAACGCCCGCTGCGCCAGCAAGTGCGCCAGCCAAAGCGGAAACGCCTGGCCAGTTGACTGTTGAAGACCTAATGAAGCCCGAAGCCATCGACGCAGCCGTGGCTGAAGCCCTGGGCGAAGCGCCAAAACAAGGCAAGGTGGCCAGCAAAGTCACGTCATTTTTGCGTGGATCGGCTGCCCTGGCTGACACCATTACAGGCGTTATTCCCGCGGCTGCTGGCATGGTTACTTATGCGGGCGCCCGTGCTGCTGGCCAAACCCCTGAAGAAGCCGAAGCAACCAAAGGCAAAGTGGTCAGCGCCATTGACCGGCCATTTGGTAAAGCGTTTGGCATTACCGAAACGCCGGAATACAAAGGCGAAGCCAGCCAGCGCATCATGCAATTTATCGGTGAGAACATCGAAAAGGGCGCGGATTGGATCAGCCAGCAAACCGGTATGCCTAAAGCCGACGTCCAGTATTACATGGAACTGGGCGCGACCGCTGCGCCTTTTAGCAAGACGGTTCGCACCGAAGTCGGAACCGCTGGCCAGGCCGTAAAACAAGCCGGTGGCAAGGTTTTGGAAGCCGCAAAGGACGTTACCCCAGCCGCGGTGCAACGCGGCGTTACGCGGGCCGTGGAAGCCGTTGCGCCTGGTACTACAACCATGCCGACCAGGGCGCCCACCGTTGGAATGCCTGGTCAGCCTGGCGTTCCCGTGCCGCCCCCTGTTCCTAGCATGGCCGCACCTGGTCGCCCTAGCATTGGCGCTGCCGGTGTGCCGGATGCCACCATCATTCGCCAGGCATTAACTACCGCAACCCCTGAATTCCAGCAGTTGTATGGCAATATGCCGCTGGACAAAGTGAACGCGCCCGTTGTGCTGCGCCACTTGGAAGCCGATTCCTTGCCCGTGCCGGTTCGCCTAACTGAAGGTCAGGCGACCGGTGACGTCGTGAAGTTGTCCAGGGAACAGAATTTGCGCGGGACGCAACCTGAATTTGCCCAGCGGTTTAACCAGCAAAATCAGCAGTTGGTCGATAACGTGCCGTTGATCCGCGAACGCGCAGCGCCGGACGTGTACGCCACCAAAACCATTGAATCCAGCCAGGCCATCATTGATGCCTACAAAACCCTGGATGAAGCCCGCAGCGCCGACGTTACCAGGGCATACAAAGCCCTGGAAGACGCTGCCGGTGGAAAATTTCCTGTTGATGGTGTGACGCTGGCGACCAACGCCGAACGCGCCCTGGCCAAAAAACTGAAAACGGATTTTTTGCCCGCACCGATTAAACGTCAGTTAGATCGTTTCAAAGACGGCGAACCGATGACGTTTGAGCAATTTGAAGCCATGCGGACTAACTTGGCCGCCGAGATTCGCAAAGCCGAACGCAGCGGTGACGGCAACACAGCCATGGCCCGACCAGCACTTGTGCGACGAACGCCCTAGGAACAGTTCGACCCTTAAAACGCCGAAGCCCGACGGCCGTTAAAAACCCTGGCTGACGAAGCCCGCAGCCTAGCAAAAGCCCGCTTTGATGCGTTGAAAAAAGACCCAGCCTACAAAGCCGCGGTGGATGACGTCATACCGGCTGACAAGTATTTCGACAAGTTTGTGGTTAACGGCGTCAACAAAAACATCACCACAATGGTTGACACCCTGGGGCGTGATTCGGTGGCCCACCAGCACATGAAGGCTGGCACGATCAACTGGCTATCCGACAAGGCTGGCATCGTTGACGGTAAAGGCAATTTCAGCCAGGCCAACTACAACAAGGCCGTTAAAAAACTGGATGACGTCAAAAACTTTGAAGCGATTTTTGACCCTGAAAGCCAGTTGCAGTTGCGTACCCTTGGGAACGTGGCCGCGTACACGCAATTTCAGCCCCGTGGATCGTTTGTCAACAATTCCAACACCCTGGTCGGTTACCTAGCCAATAAGGCAGCCGGTGGACTGGAACAGACTGGCAACATCATGGGATTAAAAACATTTGGCTATCCGATTGGCAGCGAAGCCCGACGAGTAATCAGGTCAGCGCGTGAGCGTCGAGAAGCAGAAAAGGCACTAAAACCTGGTGCTGGTTCAACTTTAGACGAGATACAGAAAGGAAAGCAGTAAATGGCGCAACAACCTGAAATTGATCCAGTTAAGTACGGCGTATTGTGGCAAAAGGTTCAAGACTACGAACGTCGGTTCGATGACATGGAAAAAAAAATGGACAAGATGGAAAACAACCTGGAAAAACTAATTGCGCTGGCCAACCAGGGCCGCGGTGGTTTTTGGGTTGGAATGTCGATTGTGTCGGCTGCATCCGCAGCGGCGGGTTACATCATGTCGTTTTTTAGGGGGTAATGATGATTCAAGCCTTGATTCCAGCCTTGATGCCCGTTTTGGGTAAGGTCGTTGGGAACTTGTTTCCTGACCCAGCCGAAAAAGCCAAAGCCGAAGCCGAGGTTATGCGGCAACTGCTGACGGCCCAGGGCGAGATTGAAAAGGCCGCGTCCGAAATCATCCGCACCGAAGCGGCCAGCGAACATTGGCTGGCTGCCAACTGGCGCCCCCTAACCATGCTGACGTTTGTGGTGCTGATTGTGGCCAGGTGGTTTGGCTGGGCAGCGCCAAACCTATCCGAAGCGGAATACATCAAACTTTGGTCAATCGTTGAATTTGGCCTGGGCGGCTATGTTGTTGGCCGGTCGGTTGAAAAGATTGCCCCATCCATTGCACAGGCGCTAAAAAAATGACCTTCAAACTGTCCGAACGATCCTTAATGAACCTTCGTGGCGTAGATGACCGACTGGTGAAAGTGGTGCAACGCGCCATTGAAATCACCAAGGTGGATTTTGGCGTCATTGAAGGGCTGCGAACGGTTGACCGGCAGCGCGAACTGGTGGCCCAGGGCGCTAGCCAAACCATGAACAGCAAACACGTCGAAGGCAAAGCCGTCGATTTGATGGCCTATATCGGCCCCAGGGCGTCCTGGGAACTGAACCTATACGATGACATTGCCGACGCCATAAAAACGGCTGCAATCGAACAGGACGTGTCTTTACGTTGGGGTGGCGCCTGGCAAGTAACCGACATTCGCAAGTGGCAAGGTACGATGGCGTCAGCCATGAACGCGTACATTGACGAACGTCGCGCCCAAAAAAGAAGGCCGTTTATCGACGGGCCGCATTTCGAACTATCGTAACCAGGCGACGAAAAAAAGCCACCCAATCCGGTGGCGCTGCCGGACACCTTCGCCCTTGGTTGCAATTACCATTACAGGGCGGGCATTTGCGGTCAGATTCGTATTGCATTCAAATTGAAGTTATCACCCATGACGGTTTCATAATCGAAATATTTACCGAAACAGTCGCGGAAGTAAACAATTTTTTCGCTGTACCCTTCGACGGTATTGTTGTAGGTGTACACCTTTTGCGGGACGGACACTTGCCCGCGCAAGAATGCCCAGCCCTTCGCCGTGACGCGCCAATACCCGTCCGACTTTTTGCTAGTGTCTTCCCGACTGCCCTTTTCAATTAAGCCCCACCTGGCCATCGTGGTGTAGGTTTTGCCGCGCAGCATCCAGCGCGGGGCCGACTTTGGTACGTCCACCCACCCATGAACGTCCGCATCGGCCCGCGACAACCACAGCAGCGCAAGCGCCATCGTTTCCGACATACTTTGCGGGCTGACCTTGCCCCAACGGTCACAACAGGGGCAATGGCCCCCGTCGTTTTCGATGGTGTTGCGCCAATCTGACCTAATTTTGGCCAGGTACTTTTCAGGACTACCAAATAGGTCAAATTGCATGGCGCCCCCTTAATCAAACCCAGGAATATCGTCGTCAGGAAACGCGTCGTAACGCGGGGCCGCGGGCTGGCGGTCTTCCTTCGGTTTAGGGTCGTTCATGTATGCCCAGCCGTCCCAGCCACCATCCTTTAGCGGGATAACGTCGAGTTTGAGCATTTCACCGTTTTTGGTGTTGATGACCGAACCAATACGCTGATAACGGTTTTTCTGTTCGCCCTGGGCGTTGGTGTATTGGCCAACGATGCAACTAATTTCTTTCACGACTTTTGACATTTCATTCCCCTATGATTTTCTTAAGTGCTGCAACCTTGGCATCGACTTCAGCCAAAAACTTGATGACTTCCTGTTCAGTAGTGGCCAGCCATTCGGCGTCACGCTGAACGCGAATGACAAACAGTTGGGCCTTGGCTGGCATCCGCGGATCAAACACAACGTAATCGCACCAGGCGCGATCCGCGCAGCGCATTTGCCATTGCATTTGGGCAAAGTATTTGCCTTCCACCGGATTGTCAGACAGCCAGCATTCCAAGGCGGTTTTACTGTCAGGGCATTTAATTTCCACCATGCCGTCGTCGCCCACCAGGCCGTCAGGCGACGCGCCAGCCATTTCGATGGTTGGGTGTGGCACAAAGCCTATTTCGTCCACCATCACGCCCTTGGCCGCTTCATACGCAGCCCTGGCGAACGGTTCCTGGTCAACGCCCCATTGCATTGACGCATTCATGTACGAATCGGCCTTGTTGCCAGTCACGCGTTCCAAAACTAACTGGGTCATGTAGTTGCCGCGGTCGGCCCCGTAACCGGTCTTGGTTTTGGCCAGGACTTTGTACAGGGACGATGCGGTAACTTTGCCCAGGCGGGCCGTGTACCATTCGTCGGTTCGTTGTTCGATGTTATCCATTTGCTTTTTCCTTTTTAGCGCGTTCGATGCGGGCTTTTTTGGCCGCGATTACTTTGGCCTGAAGTGCCTGGTTACCCTGACACGCGTCATAAGCCGCCTTGTACACCTGGGCCAATTCGTCGCTGTTTGCGCTGGCTTCGATGGCCGCCAGGTGATCCGTAATGTCCGGTGTTGGTACTGCTGGCGCAGCCGGACGTTTTGTTGCTGCGTTGCCGTCGTCGTCTTCGGGCGCGATGCCACAGGCTGCCATAAGCGAGTAACGGCGGGCGTATGTCAACGCTGAACCGTAACCCTGGGCATCCTGTTTGCTGGCCGGAACGTGCAGCGGGCCGCAACTGATTATTTCGCCGGATTCGTGAATGAACACGGTTTCGACAATCACGCCGTCGTCGCACGGGCTGACACGCTGCGTCAACGCAATGCCGTTTTCGTTTAACGCGTCAATTACCGCTTCGACGCAAGCCGATAAGTCAGCGT